AAGTTTGTCGTGAAAGCTTGTCAGGGTGGTAAGGAAAAAATTGTACGCTTTGGTGATGCAAACATGAGCATCAAAAAAAGTAACCCAGCACGAAAGAAAAGTTACTGTGCTAGGTCAGGTGGAATTAAGGGTAAGAGTAATAAACTGTCTGCAAACTACTGGAGCAGGAAAGCTTGGAATTGTTAAATGGCTAGATATGACACATACGGGCAGGCCGATGATCGGGTTGTAGAAGATTTGGATCAAGGTTTTTCTGGGTTTAACAATAAGCTTAGACCGGATCAACTTTCTTCTGGGATTTTGTCTGTGTCCAATAATGGACGCATGGACATTAACGGAGAGTGGCAACCAAGAAAAGGTATGGATTTATTCTCTGCTCCTTTTTCTGCGGGTGTTTTAAATTTACCATTCAAGTTGTATAACTCGACCAACATCGGTAGTGGTGTTGCATCATTCACGAGGAGCGATCAGACTATTACCGTTAATTTTAATTCAGCCCACAATATAACAAACAGCACCGGAGTAAACATTAGCGGGTTGACATTTTCTGGTAGTGTCGATCCAAACGGAAATTTTATTGCTACAGTTGTAGATTCAGATACAATAACTTACACCGTAACAGCATTAGCAGAAACTCCAGGTGGAACTATGGTGGTTAAGGGGATGAGGCTTATTGATAGTGCCTCAAACTTTATAGAGGCGTCTTGTGAATTTTCAGACCCAAACAACGGAGCAACATCATACATTGCCATTGTCGGCACTAATAAAACCGTATTGGTAAAAACTTCAGACAGTGGATCAACAACAGTAACTCTTACATATCCATCTGGAGAAACGGTTCCAAATGGAAGTAATGTTGTTCAAGCATTCAATAAGTTGTTTATATTCCGAAAGGGGAAAATATCTTTACAGTGGGATGGGGACATTAGTACGACCACCTTTGCTTTAGTTTCTAATGGAGCATATACTCAACCTACACCTATATCTATTACTGATCTTGATTTTGCATCAGGTATAGCAACGGCTACAGTTTCTAGCACCAGTTCTTTGTTGGTTGGTGATCTTCTTACGGTAACTACTGCTGGTAGTTCTGGTTACGCTATTGGTGAAACTGTTCGGGTTAGATCAATAAGCAGCTCGACTGTATTTACTTTTGTTACGGACAAGGCTAATGCTACGAACAAAACTGCTACTGTTGAAAAGCGCACATCTATTGGGCTAGGGTTTAGCCATATGCCAGCTCCAGAGTTTGGTGTACCACACCAACGCAGGTTGGTTGTTCCATATCAGTTTGATATTACTGGTTCTTCTGGATCTGCCACAATCACAGACAGAAACATTTTAGACGAAGCAATTTTTTCAGACATACTTGACCAAAACACTTACGATAGGGTTTACGGACAGTTTAGATTTAATGCTGGAGAGTCTGATTTTATTGTAGGCTTTCACTCTTTTTCTGATGACCAACTAGTAGTTTTTAACCGAAACAGTGTTCACACAGTAAAGAACAGTTTAGATTTAGGAAGCAGCATATCTCAAGTTATTACCAGCGACATAGGATGTTTAGCTAGAGACAGCATACAACAGATAGGAAACAAGCTTATGTTCCTATCCGACAATGGAGTGTATGCACTAGACTTCGTTGACCTCTACAATCTAAGAGGCCAAGATGTCCCACTTTCTTCTCCCATCCAAGGAACCATTTCAAGAATAAACAAGGATCATGCGGACAAATCTGTTTCTGCTTATTTTGATAACAGGTATTACATTGCTGTCCCCCTAGACGATTCTACTACAAACAACGCTCTTCTTGTTTACAACTTTTTAAACAAACAATGGGAGTCCCTAGACTCCATAAATGACTCAAACTGGCAGTATACATACCTATTGGTGGGTGGTTCGGGCGACCAAAGAGGTGTTTATGCAATCAACCGAAATGGTGGAGTCCACAAGTACGAATCGCGATCAGATGACTCAGATCGTTACGTTGCTGCAATTGGATCTTCATCTAGCTCTATTCTGGTGGCAGCTTCAGCAACAAGCAGGATGTTTACGATTGGGTCCATAGATCGCAAAAAGTGGAACAACTTTGAACTTCATATCCAATCTTCTGAAAACAATGTCTCTGATGGAAATTTGGAAGCAATAACAGAGAATATTGATGCTATTATAGATCTTGGAACAATTTCAAACATAAACGGGGAAGAGCTTGCCATTGATGAAGATGTGTCTCTTCGCGGAAGATTTGGCAACAAGAGGGCCTACGGTTTACAATTTAAATTAACGACAACAAAAGGGCGACCTAGACTAAGAGCATTAAAGGTGGCGGGAGCTATAACCTTTAGAAGCACACAAAAAGCAGAATAATGGCTATTTTAAGCAAAGGAACTACATATTCAGATGGTGATCAAGTAACGTCTACCAATCTCAATGCACTTGTAGATAGTGCAACATTTGCATCTGGTGCTGTTGATGACTCAACGACTCAGCTTTCTAGTGGAAAAATTATTGTAAAGGATCTTGGGATTGCTACTGGTAAGCTTGCAGCAAGTGCAGTGACCACTGCTAAAATTGCAAATAGTAACGTTACGAAAGCCAAGATAGAAAACGTAGCCAACCTTAAGGTTCTTGGTAATGTTTCTGGTAGTGCTGCAGCACCTGCCGAGGTGGCAATATTAGACGAGGATAACATGGCCTCTAACTCTGCTACGTCATTAGCCACCCAGCAAAGCATCAAGGCTTACGCTGATTCAAAGGTAAATGGCACAGGGGCTGGATCGTTTACTACGCTGGCAGCTTCTGGCGATGTTACGTTTGATACTACTACTCTTAAGGTTGACTCATCTAACAACCGAGTAGGTGTTGGGACCGCATCTCCCGCAGTACCACTAGATGTAAACGGCCAAGCTAGGGTGGTTGGAAATTTATTTGTGGGAACAGATGACACTACGCCCAATGGAATGATTGAGGTGTACGGTGGTGGGGGTGGACAAAACGAAGGTGGAGAAATTAGACTCCGCACTGCGGCTGATTTTGATAGCACGTACAACCATTATTTTATAGATGCTTACCAAGACGATCTAAGAATAGGCAGAGAGGGTGGTGCAGACATTACGTTAACCTCCTCTGGCAACGTCGGCATCGGCACTACGTCGCCTTCTAGCCCATTAACGATAGCTGGGGATGCAGAAATTAATGTTTCTGGTGCTTCAAATAGTAGCAAGGCCATTGTAATAAATAGCAGCGGAACCTCCCTTGAGTCCGATGCTGGTATGATACAAGCAACCCACGCAGGAAGTGGGTCTTTAACAGGCGGTTATTGGTTAAAATTTAATGCTAATAGTGCTGATAAATTTTCAGTAAGAGGAGATGGCAGAACAGAAATTTCCTCTACAACGGGTGGTGTAATCATGCCACGTATGACTACCACGCAGATGAATGCAATATCTTCTCCTGCTAATGGAGAAATGATTTACAATACAACGGCTAGCAAATTCTATGGATATGCTGGTGGAGCTTGGGTAGCCTTGCATTGATATGATAACAACCGAACACGTAACTCAAAAATCTTTACCGGAACTGTCGGAATCTATGTTGGCTGACAACCACAATGTGGTTATGCCAACTCACATCTTCCGCAAGGATGGCGACATCATTGGTTCTGCTAGTGTTGGTGCTGCACCACTTGTTTGGTGGTGGATGGATAGCAAGAGGGCAAAGGCGTTGGACAGTGTTCGGGCTATCAAGAAACTTGAGGATGAGTATGCTGCAAACGGTATACACCGAGCTTTTATAATGTGTGACAAGGGTAGTAATTTTTTCCCCAACATGGAACGTCTTGGTAACAAGAAGATGTGGGAAGGTGTAATGTACTATAGAGACTTTAAATAATAATAGATATGGGTAGCACAAGAATAGACGCTCCACAGATTGATCCAATAAATGTAGCTCAACAGATAAAGGACACTTCTAGAGCTTACAGAGAGTCAACTCCAGACATTATTGCTGCTGAACGCGCATTGCGTGGACCAATGCAGCAGCTTGCTTTGCAGGATGCTCAAACTGCTTTGATGGGCGGTGTTACTCCTGGTATGCTCAGAGACAGGGATGCTGCAGAACAACAGCTTCAAACAGCTCAACAACAAAGATCATCCCAAGAAGGGGATATACAATCGAGGATTGATGAACTAAGCAGTAAGACTGGGTATGATGATGAATCAGAAATATCACGTTTAAATAATTTAAAAGATGAGTATGCAGACCTTGTTGCTAACGATGACGAAAACAGGGAGGCGTATCAAAATACGCTGGACACAATTAATGCAGAGATAGCATTTACTCCCGAACAAAGAGAAGAACGATTTTCTGGGCAACAAAGACAAAGAAACTCCCAAGAAGCTGAGAAGCTTGCATCGGAACTTCAGGGATTAAAAGAAAGCGGCGATTTAAGCGACGATGCCATTGCAACATTGGAAAGCAATTTCAATGCCGCTGCTGATTCTGTATTAGATGCTAACCCAGGAATGCTTGAGCTGTCCAGAAGGGCAGTTGAAAGCCAAGCAGAGGTAGGCAGGAAATTAAAAGATGCTGCGGCCAAGGGTGAATTTGCTACAATAAGCGAGCTGGCTCCCGATCTTGTAAAGCTTTACAGGGAGTCTGATCCAGGCTCTCAGAACCTTGCAGACATTGCTTCCACAAGAGCAGAGCAACTAAGCACTCAAAGCCCTTCGGCGGCACAGGAAAGCTTTAACACTCTTGCTACAAGTTTATCTGAACGTGGAGACCCCACTACACAGGCAAAAGCTGGAGTTGGCACAGCAAGGGAGGGCCTTCAGGCCGCTGGAGCCAATCTTGGTGCAGCTCAGACCGGCCTTGCAAGTCTTGCTGAAACAGTGGGTCAAAGAGTTCCTGGTGGGGATCTTGGTACAGCAGCTAGAGAGGGCATACAGGCTCTTATGGGCGGAGCGGCTATGGGCCAGACCGCCGATCAACAAACTGTTGCTGGTCAAATTCAAAACCTGTTGTCGGGTCCACAAGCTGGTGCAGCAGAACAGCGTTTGCTTCAAGCTGCTGGACGAGGACCATCAGTTGCGGAGCAAAGGCTTTTACAAGCTTCTGGAAGACCAGCTTCACAGGAGGCTCAAGCTCTTGGTCAGTTTGGACAACAGGCGTTGCAAGCTGGTCCGAGAGGAGAGTCGGACGTTGAGCAAGCGTTGCAACAACAAGCCATGCAGCAACTAGGTTTCCAAGCTGCTGGGGCTTCGCCAGAAGAGCAAGCCCTTCAGCAACGTATTGGTGGTTTAATTGACAGTGCAGGAACACTTTCCCCAGATCAACAGCGTCAAGTGGAACAAGAAGCTCTGGCTATTGGTCAACGCCAAGGCAGGGTTAGAGACACATCCACCGCTGCTGGTGTTGCCGGTAGATTGTCTGAAGCTCGCAGGGCTGATGAAACTCAAGACCTTATGGCTGCACAGCAGCTTCTTGGTCAACAGCAAGCAATGCAGCAAGGCCGCACGGCGGAAGAGCTGCAACGCATGGGAATGGGTGGTCAGTTTGCTGGAACAGCAGAGGCAATGCAGCAGCAAAGGCTTTCTGAACAAAGAGCCACTCAGCAAATGGGGATGGGTGCAACCGGAACTGCCGCTGGTTTACAGGCACAGCAAGCTGGTTTGCAGCAACAAGCTTTGCAGGCTGCTGGTGGAATGGCTGGTCAAAGAGCTGGTCAGGCACAGCAAGCACTTACTGGTGCAGGAAGCTTGGAGCAGGCTCGCATGGGTCAGCAGTTACAAGGAACCGGACTGGCTCAGAACATTGCTCAAGCTGGTTTTGCTTCAGATATGGCCGGAAGAGAGCAGCAGCTTCAGGAGTTGGGAATGGGAGCACAGGAGGCAGCGCGTTTTGCACAGCAGCAATCTCAGCAGGACGCAATGCGAGGTCAGATTATAGGGCAGCAAGCAGGTCTTGCTGGTCAACAAGCAGCCTTTGCTGGACAAGAGGCTAGTCTTGCCGGACAACAATTTGCACAACAAGCTGGCATTGAGCAGCAACAGTTTCAGCAACAGGCCCAAAGAGACTCAGCATTGGCTAGTCTTTACGGACAGCAAGCCGGTATGGAACAACAGCAATTTGCTCAACAGCAAGCTGGTTTGGGTCAAGCATTTCAAATGCAAAGGGCAATGGGTCCAGACATTGGCGCGTTCTTTGGCCGCCCTGCTTCTCAAGCTGAAGGACTGCAAGTTCTTGGTATGGGTCAGCAACAAGCAATGTACGGAACCACACCACAAGCAACCGATCCAATGTTGGGTGTCAATATGGCTTTACAGCAACAGGCTAATCAGACAGCTCTGGATGCTGGAGCAATGGCTGGAACGGCTCAAGCCAAAGCTGGTTTATATTCCGGCATTGGGCAGCTAGGCGGTGGACTTTTGGGAGGTTTATTTTAGGAGATAATTATTATGGCAGTATTAGGTAGCACAGTT